GCCAAGGTGAGGCGCGAAAATGCCAACAACCTTTTTCACTTCTTCATCGTAGGCGTTCAGCTCAGCAGCTACGCGGCGAGCTACACGCACGGTCTGTTCGTCGCGGGGAATATTTGCGCCGCCCTGAGCTGTCATGTACGCCATAAAGTCACCGACATCAGCAGCAGCGCGAACTGCCTCCACTTCTTCATCAAAGGTTTCAGTCAAACTGATTGAGCGGATGCGGCGGCACTCACGGTAGGAACCCATGGTAGGCAGGCCGATAGGGTGAAACTGAGGGATCCGCCAGGTAGCAGCCCAGGCAGTAACAGCAGCAGCGGCGTCTGTTAGCAGCTCGCCGGTTTCATGGTCGCGCTCGCCTTCCAGAGCGTAACCATCGATATTTTTTGCGATGTATTTGGCAATGTATCCCGCAGCACCGCCACGGTTTAAATGTTTGCAGTCAAAGCGATTTTTTGCCGCGCCGCGTTCGTCGCCGTCCTCTCTCATGGCGTATTTGCGCATGATATCGATCACCGGCTGACGCATGGCGGGCTTAGTGAATAACATCATGTGCCAATGCGGGGTCGCGTCGTGGTGTGGTTCCACCACCCGCATCCCGTAGACAGACAGATCGTTATCTTTAAAAGCGGTGCGCATTTTGCTCCAGATCCCGCACAGGTATCGCTGCGCATCTTTCGGGGTGTAAGCATTTTCGTCCCAGGCGTGATTCCGCTGGACGCGCTTTTTATCACCCTTGCCCACGATACGAGTCGGGTGATATTTGGAGGGGGTGGTAATAGTGAGGAACATCCCTACATCACCATTTGCAGCGGCGTATTTCTCGGTGCCGGCGATCGTACTCATCAACTCCATTCGGCGGATTTCAGGGTTTGAAATACTCGCCATAACCTTGTCGATCAGACTGATGCGCTCGCCGGTTTCAATGTTTTCAAGGTCGCAGTTTTTGAGGTAGTCGAGATTCGACAGACGGCGTGCGCGCACCTCACGGATGGCCTGTTTACTTGCGTACGGGGAAGCGTCGCGGTTTACCTTACCGATTGCGATCAGCAAAGATTCACGCCAGCGGGTGCGCTGGCCTTTCAACTGACCTAACCACCAATCAGGATTAACCAGGCGCGACATACCGGCGATGGCTGAAACTGTATCTAATTTACCTTTGCAGTATTTCTTCCAGTACATCGGCGTGACGTTGAAAGCACGGGACATGCCAGCAATATCGCAGTACAAACCGCGCTGAGTTTTAAGCTCAAAAAGAATGGCGTTGTCACCGTCATTTTCAGCAAGCAACTGATCGCACCGTTCTTCATAGATTTCCTTGAGCTGACCGGCGATGTCCTGAGCGAACCGGCGCAGTGGCTTATCGCTCATGCTCGGCAGGCGGTGATAAGTATCAGCTTCAGACAGGAATTTCATAGAGGCATTTACATTCATCGCGTGAGCCGCATTCACGGCTTCAATGCGCGGCAGAATGCTGCGGCCAAGGATATAAACCAGGTATTTATTCGCGGCGTGGATGCCCTGAGTTTTCAGCAGGTGCTTATGGCGGCCAGTGAAGATTTCCTGCAGATCGGTTGAAAGGGTTTTTAGTTTGATTAAAACAGCTTGCCCCTGATCGTACTCGTCACGGGTAAGCGGTCTTTCCAGGCCAGAAACGGCCTGGCGTGGTTTGTTCCAGGGAAACGCCCAGGCTTTGGGCGTTTCAATTTGCGGAGGGATAGGTATAAACCGCATCACATACCATCTTTGATATCGGAAACCAAAAAGCCAGCGTTCACAAGAGCGAGCGCAAACAAAGCCACCGTAAAAATCATCATTGATTGCCCCGATAATGTTTTGCGCTGATTTCTGCTGCTGCCTTGCAGTACACGCAAAGCTCCACTCCTGGCAGAGCTGCGCGGCGCTCTTCTGGGATAGCCTGATCGCAGGAGATGCAAAACATTGCAGATGTGCCCGTTACGTTTGTGCGGGCGGCTTGAATTTGAGATGCCAGGATCAGATCTGCGCGCTCCTGGGCGGTGTCGATTACATCAGCCATTAATCACCCCCTGCTGAGTGATTTTTACAATGGCTGCGAATACGAGATCGGTCGCGCGGTTAAATTCATTTCGCATCGCTGCGGCGCTGGTAACGCGCTTTGCCCAAATGGCTCGATCAACAAAACGATGAATAAACTCAGACGCAAGGCCGAATTTTGTCTGAAAAGCGGCGAGCGTGGAGCAATACTGTGTATTGGTTTTCTTATCCGTCTTAATCTCGGCCAGAATCAAATCACCGTTCTTTTTAGGGATAATGGTGAATGCCAGATCAATATCGACGCGCTTTGCCATTGCTTCCGCCATCTCAGGCGTAGCTTCTTCGTGTTTCATCATTAGTGCAGGTCTCCCGATTCATTTTGAATGCGGGTTGCTTCCTGGCGTAAAGCTTCGGCAGCTTCGGTTCCTGTCATTTCCTGCTGAATGATGAAACAGGCGATAGCTTCCAGGCGGGAGGCGAATACTTTGGCACGGTTGCCGCGCTCGTCATTACGGGCGGCATTGAGCATTAAGGTCAGTTCAACGGTGTAATCACCCTCAGCTGAGGCCATGTCAAAACCGACAACAGGCAGACCAGCAAAGCCGAGTTGGGATTTATTAATCATTTCTTTCATATATGAAACTCCTGTTTTTAGGCAAAAGAATGCCCGGCGGGTTTACGCCTATTAATTTGAATTCGGGTTAGTGATTAATATTTATTTTGCAATCGTCTTCACTGATAAATTTTGGCAGTGACTCAGTTAGACCAAGTAAAGAATTTAGCGCCGCAACTACTTGATGCCTTTCCGTGGGCGTTAACTCTGCAAACTTCATTTCAACATGGCGGCGATTCAGGCCTGCATGGAAACAAATTGTCTTACGCATATGCAGCGGCTGAGTATCAAATGTTTCCTGCGCTACATTCTTTTTGTGTTCTAACATCTCTTTAATTTTAGAGAGATGCTTTTTACCTATTTGAATATGTTCCTCACTTCCTAAAAACATAATCACCTCAACTAAACAGACGCTTTAAAAGCGGCTTAGAATTTCTAACAGCCTGCGGGGCAGTGGCTTTTGACAATGAAGGATTCCAGCGTTTTCCGCCTGGCAGTTCAATGCAACCGTGGCCGTAATGACGTAAAGGACTTTGCTGTTTCAAAAACGGTGCGATCGAGATCGGCATAATCACATTATCCCGTTTGTGGCTACGCTTGCGACGGCACCCACGGCAGAGGCCAGCACCGGCGAACCATCTATGCGTCCCTGGATAGCCAAACCGATCAGCGAAAGGTGGCGGATCCCAGCATTCACGCTTTCCATAATTGCGTTTTTAGCCTGGCGTGTGTGGCGTTCCTTAGAAACAGCCCCCGCAGCCACTGAACCAAGAGCCGCAGTTGCATGAAGCGTATAGGCCGCAATGTTGTCCTCTGCCAGCTCATTAACAGGAACCGCAGGCATACATTTCATTTGTGCCAGCAAGCCATCGATCAGCGTGGCATCCTCTGTGACATCAGTGATCACTGCGATTTCAATGGCCGTGAGCTGATGCACCTGATCAGGATTCAGCTTGTTACGCAGGGTCTGTTCTTTCATTCCAATACTGCGAGCAAGTTTTGACAGATTGTGACGCACTGCAAAAGCACGGCATGCGTTATTAAAATGGGGCTGGTTGGAAACCTGAAAATCAAACATGTTCAACCCACCCTAATAAGACAAAATTAATTAACCGCAAGTGACACGTTGGATTGCTCATGCCGCTACCCCTTGATTTTTCGCGCCGCGATGCCTGTTAGGTTTACCGGCTGATAAGCGGTCTTTCCAGCCATGCCATTCAGCCGGTGCACTTTCGACTAACTGAGCAGCATATTTGTCCCACTCTTTACGGTTAACCCAAAGTTCAGCATTTCCGCCTGGCTTTAAAGGGTCAACCATATAGAACGCTGGCAGCTTGCCGGCCTTCGCCATGCAAACCACAGCGTTCGGAGTCTTGCCGACGTACTGCGCAAAACCCTCTTTGGAGAGGAGGTCAGAAGGGCTTGCCGCCAGTTTGATGGCATCAATTTTGCGGGTAGACAAACCACCTTTATCAGTAGGTTCAGCCTCTAGAATTTTTTCATCATCTTGCATTCTGCTATCCTCCGTGTTGGTTTCTTACCACCACCCAGCACCACTTAAGGCCACCTAGATGATTGCTGGGTTTCTGTTTCACAAAGATATTAGCGGATACGGGAATAATATGTCAAATACGCAAGGCGAAAAGCTTAAGTTGATAAGGGATTCTGAGAGACTTAACAGAAGGGAACTTACTGATTTAGTTGGGATACCTTACGGAAGCTATGCAAATTATGAACTCGATAAAATGAAAATGTCTTTCGAGGCCGGAACTAAGTTATTTAAACACCCTAGATTTAGGAAATACCAAAATTGGTTTATGTATGACGAGGTGGATCCAGCAGCCGGGCAAATCGCTCCGGTTCTCTCTCAAAGTGGGCAAGAGCAAATAATATCAGCCCAATCCGTAAAGAAATCTGGCTAAGCGTTTATAAAATATACATTTTCACTGTTTGTTACCAAGACGATGATTTTGTCGGAGGGTGTTCTTATGTCTATTAAGAAGCTCGACGATGGTCGTTATGAAGTGGACGTTAGACCGCAGGGTTCCGAGGGAAAACGGATCAGGCGGAAATTTAATACTAAGGGCGAGGCGCAAATTTACGAACGTCACATCCTGGTTAACTATCACAATAAAGAATGGCTAGAAAAACCGGCAGACCGGCGCAAGCTGACTGACCTGTTGGATGTTTGGTGGATACATCACGGTAAGCATCATGTTCGCGGTGAGAAAGAGAGGGAGCGATTAACGGCCATCATCAAGACGATGAAGGAACTAGGTTTGCAGCGCGCTGACCAGTTAACTGTAAAAGCGGTTAAAGACTATCGGGTGCACATGCTTAACCAAGGTTTGAAGGCCTCAAGTGTTAACCGTCACCTGGCGATTATGAGCGGTATGTTCACCAAGCTCATTGATGCAGGCGAGTATCACAGCGAACATCCTATTCGCGGCATTAAGGCATTCAAAGAGGGCGAATCAGAGATGTCATTTTTGACCGCCAGCGAAATAGATACCTTACTTGACCTGCTCGATGGAGATGATCGCAAAGCCGCGCTGTTGTGTTTGGCGACGGGCGGCCGCTGGGGAGAGGTTGCCAACCTTAAGGGCATACACATCATTCAGGGGAAAGTGATGTTCATGAAGACGAAGAACGGCAAACGTCGAACTGTTCCGATTTCTTCTGACCTAGAAGCTCTTGTTAAAGGGGACAAAACAGGAATATTGCTTCGCCCAGATTATGTTAGGGTGCGTACCACGCTGAAAACCATGAAGCCCGATTTGCCGATGGGGCAGGCTGTCCATGTCTTGCGCCATACGTTCGCCACGCATTTCATGATGAACGGAGGTAATATCATCACGCTCCAGCGGATTCTAGGACACGCGACCATTCAGCAAACTATGACATATGCGCACTTCGCTCCTGACTTTTTACAGGATGCAGTTGCGTTAAATCCGGTTGCCAGAGTGTCCATATAG